GGTGCGCGAGCGCGCCCGTGTGCCCGCACCCGCGTGCGTGTGTGTGCATACGCCCGCGCAAGCCCGCACGCCCCGCACGTGGCGCACATCGCGGCCCGCAGCCGGCACGCCATGCCGCACCGTGCTCGCGCCCGCGCACATTCTTCATTCACCCCTGTTCGTGGAAAAACAGGAGGCGGTGTCGTGAGCTCACTGCCCGCCCTGGCCACGCAGGCCGAGTTCGCCACGATCGCCGGCGTCCAGCGCAGCTACGTCACCGCGCTGAAGAAAGCGGGCCGCCTCGTGCTCGACGCCGACGGCAAGGTGCGGGTGGTCGAATCCCTGGCACGCATCGAGGCCACGCGCGACCCCTCCAAGGCCGCCGTCGCCGCCCGCCACGCCGAGGCCCGCGGTGGCGCCCTGCCGGCCGCGGAGCTGCCCGTCGACGAGGCGGGGCCGGAGCCGGAGAGCACCAGCGTCGGCTTCAGCTACTGGCGCGAGCGCACGGAGAAGGCGAAGGCGTTGGCCGCCGAGCGAGAGAACGCGATCGCCGACGGCAAGCTGCTCGCCGTCGACGACGTGGTCGCCCAGGTGGCGAACGCCATGACGGTGCTGCGCAACGCGCTGGAGCGCCTGCCCGACACCCTCGGGCCGCAGCTCGCCGCGGAGCAAAGCGAGGCGCGCTGCCGGGGCCTCGTCTCGGAAGCGGTCGAGCTCCTGCTCGAAGACACCAGCCGCCGCCTCGGCGCCATCGCAGGGGAGGGGGCGTGATTCTCTGCTCATTCTCTACGCCGGTCTCTGAGTTGAAGCCCAGCCAGCGAACGGCGGAAAACGTCCTGTGCTCGCTTCAGGTGAATCCGCTTATCTCGTGCTTCGACCTCAGCGAGCATGCCTGGCTGCGCAATCTGATTTGCGAGCTTGAGCGCTCTGGTCGAATCAGGGACGACCGTAAGGAGCCTTACCCGTGGGTGCGGTACACCGTCATCAGCGAGCGACATGCGCGGGAGGATTCATGACCGTCGCTGCCGCACCTCTGATCGCCCGAGCAGCGGCTCGGGCCATCGCCCCGCGCAAGACCCTGAGCGTGAGCCAGTGGGCCGACACCGAGCGCGTGCTGTCGTCGAAGGGCAGCGCCGAGGCCGGCCGCTGGCGCACCGCTCGCAACCCGGTGCTGCGCGAGCCCATGGACTGCCTGAGCGCCCGCAGCGCGGTGCGCGACGTCGTCTGCATGTTCCCGATCCAGCTCGGCAAGACCGAGATCGCGCTGAACTTTCTCGGCTACGTCATGGACCAGAACCCCGGGCCGACAATGGTGTGCCTGCCGGGCGAGGTGTCCATGAACAAGTGGATCGCCCAGAAGCTCAACCCGATGATCGAGGAGACGCCGGCCGTGCGCCGCGCCCTCACCACCACGGCGACGCGCGACGGCGCGAACCGCCGCGAGTTCAAGGACTTCGCCGGCGGCCAGGTCTACCTCGAGCACGCCGGCAGCCCGCAGCGCCTGAAGTCCACGACGGTGCGCAACCTCATCGTCGACGAGCTCGATGAGTTCGCCACCAGTCTTACCGGCGGCGACGACCCGGTGGCCATGCTCGAAGGGCGCACCAGCGCCTTCCCGGCCAACTACCGCCGCCTCTACATCAGCACGCCGCAGATCCGCGGCCTGAGCCGCATCGAGCAGCTCTGGATGAAGTCGGACCAGCGGCGCTACCACGTGCCGTGCCCGGACTGCGGCCACGAGCAGCCGCTGGAGTGGGGCGGGCTGCATTACACGCCAGACGGCCGCGAGTGCTGGTACACCTGCCGCGAGTGCGGGGCGGTCATCCAAGAACACCACAAGCCGCGCATGCTCGAGCTCGGCCGCTGGATCCCGGGCAACCCGGAATCGGCCGTGCGCGGCTACACCGTCAACGGCCTCTACTACCCGATCGGCCTCGGCCCGCGCTGGCTCGACCTGGTGCGCATGTGGCTCGACGCCCAGGGCGACCCGGCCAAGCTCAAGACCTTCGTGAACGACCGCCTCGCCGAAGCCTGGGAGGACCCGGCCATGCGGGCGGTGAAGCACAACGTCATCGCCGACCGCGCCGAGCTCTACCTGCTTCGCACCGCGCCGCCCGGCGTGCTCGCCATCACCGCCGGCGTCGACACGCAGGACAATCGCCTCGCCGTGCAGATCGTCGGCTGGGGCCGCGGCATGGCCAGCTGGGTGCTCGACTACATCGAGCTGCCCGGCGACCCCGCCGAGCCCGAGGTATGGGCGCGGCTCACTGACCTGCTGAACCGCCCGATCGAGTCGGCCCTCGGCACGCCCATGGTGGTCGAGGCCGTCGCCATCGACGCCGGCGGCCACCGCACTGAAGCCGTGAAGACCTTCGTGCGCGACGCGAAGGCCCAGAACCGCGTGCGGCGCCCGCTGTGCATCTTCGGCGCCGTTCCGAACAACCACCCCGTGCTCGGCAAGGGCAAGCCCGTCGACATCAACTGGAAGGGCCGGCTCGACAAGCGCGGCGTGGTCATCCACCACGTGGGCACCGTCGCGTCGAAGCACCTGCTGTACAGCCGCCTCAGCACCGACGCCGAGAAGCCGGCCGATGCCCGCCTGGTGCACTTCAGCAGCGAGCTGCCGCGCGAGTACTTCACCGGCCTCATCAGCGAGACCTACAACCCGGCGAAGAACCGCTTCGAGAAGCGCGGCGGCGCCCGCAACGAGCCCCTCGACACCTGGGTGTACGCCTACGCCGCAGCCCATCACCCCGACCTGCGCCTCTACCGCTACACCCGCACCGACTGGGACACCCGCGAGGCCGTGCTGCGCCAGCGCGCCGGCCTGCCGCCCGAGCCGGTCGACGCCGCCCAGGCAACGCCCGCCGCGCCCGTCGTTGCCTCGCCGTTTTCCCCAGCGCCCGCGCCCCGCGCGGCGCCCCGTACCTCCGCCCGTCCCAAGCCCCGCAACTGGTGACCCGCATGCGCCGATTCGCCGCCCGCCAGCAACCGCCCAAGCTCGCCGACCAGCCCGCGCCTGGCGAGGCCGACGTGATCAGCGAGATCGTCGACCACATCCTGGCCGGCAGCAGCCGCGAGCAGGTGCGCCACGCCTTCGCCGGCACCGTGGTGTATGTCAGCGCCCGGCCGCGCTTGAGCGAAAGCCAGAAAGCCGCAATCGCGCAGCAGCTCCAGCGCGAGCCCGTGGCCGTGGTGGCTAAGCGCTTCGGCATCACGCCGCGCCACTGCCGGCGCTTCCGTCCCCGCACCAAGCCGCGGTCGGAGGGGCTGTGAGCACCGTCGCCGCGCGGCGATTCATCAGCGACGACACGGCCCGTTGCGTAGGCCGCTTCGGCCTTGGGCCAGACGACGAAACCTGCCGCATCCGGCACCGCTGCCTGCGCTACATCGCGCTGCTCGAGTGGCCGGAAGGCGTGCCCATTCCGATACGCATCCATGTGGCCACCGGCCTGTGCCGCAACGGCGACGACTACTTCATCGAGGGCGAAACATGAACAGGAAGGGGTTGCCGGCCCTGGACAAGGATCCCTTCGCACGCCTCGTCCTTGCGTTGCTTAAGCCGCGTCGGGCCGGCGGATGGATTCGCGTGGAGGATCTCGCCCATGAATGCCGCATGGCGAAATCCACGGTTCGCCGACATCTCGATGCGCTCGAGGCCGCTGGGTTTCCGATCGAGCATCACATCGATAGCGGCGTCGCGCGGCGCCATGCGTTAGGCATTCGCTCACTGCTCGTGGGCATGCCCGTGCAAGCGGATCCAGACCCTTCGCGCTGGTCGGACAGAGATTGCCCGGCGCCGAAGCGCCCAACCGGCCGCACTGGCGTCAAGCATCCATGGCGCACGCCGCCCAGCGGACATTTCCCCTGAAATGTCCGCGCCGGCCGCCCTAGGGTGAGCCGGCCATGGCCTACTCCCCCTCCGACCTCGACGCGCTCGACAAAGCCATCGCCTCCGGCGCGCTGTCGCTGGAGCTGGCCGGGCGAAAGATCACCTACCGCAGCGTCGACGAACTGCTGAAAGCCCGCGACCACGTCGCCGGCGAGCTCGCTCGCGCCGGTGCGCCGCGCCGCGGCTCGGCCTTCCGCTTCCGGTTCACCACGGGGCGCGGCGAATGAACCCCATCGACCGCCTTGTCGGCTTCTTCAACCCGGATGCCGGCCTGCGCCGCAAGCGCGCCCGCGCTCTGCTCGAGCGCGCCTACGAAGGCGCCGTGCTCACCGATTGGAAGCCGCGCCGCGCCGGCGCCAGCGCCAACAGCGACCACCGCGCCGATGCGCGGATGCTGCGCTTCCGGGCCCGCGCCCTGGTGCAGAACGTGCCGTACATCCGGCGCGGCCTGAACGGGCTGGTGAACCACACCATCGGCACCGGCATCACTGGCCAGAGCCAGACGCCCGTCGCCGAGCACCGCGTCACCCTCGATCGCGAGTGGGAACGCTGGGTCAAGCGCGCCGACGCCGACGGCATCTACGACTTCTACGGCCTGCAGGCCGCGGCCTACCGCGCCATGGAGCAGGACGGCGAGGTGCTCATCCGCCGCCGCACTCGCCGCCCCGGCGATGGCCTGCGCGTGCCGCTGCAGATCCAGCTGCTCGAGATCGACTGGCTCGACAGCGACCGCCAAGGCACGGTCGGGCAGGGCGGCGTCATCGTGAACGGCATCCAGTACGACGCCATCGGCCGCGTGCAGGGCTACTGGCTGTTCGACCAGCACCCCGGCGACACGCAGCGCGTGGGCCGTGGCAGCAGCCGCCTCGTGCCGGCCAGCGAGATTCTGCACCTCTTCGCCCCCGAGCGCCCGGGGCAGGGCCGTGGCATCAGCCGCCTCGCCGCCGTCATCGCTCGCGCTCGCGACCTCATGCTCTACGAGGACGCCGAGCTGCAGCGCAAGAACCTCGAAACCCGGCTTTCGGTGTTGGTCAGTGGCGCCGAGGCCTCCGACCTGGCGAACCCGTCCGACGTCCCTCGGGGGATGGGCGTCGACAACGTGGGCACGGCGCCCAATGCGGCTGCCGTCGACGCCAGCGGAGACCTCGGCGCCCTGGCCAGCGGCGGCATCACGCAGCTGCCGCCCGGCATGAACATCACCACCGTGGCGCCCACCGCGGCGCCCGGCTACGTCGAGACCTGCAAGTTCAACCTCCACCTCATCGCCGCCGGCATGGACGTGCCCTACGAGGTGATGACCGGCGACATGCGCGAGGTGAACTTCAGCTCGGCGCGCATCCGCTGGAACGACTTCCGCCAGTCGGTGCAGCAGGTGCAGTGGCTGGTGCTGGTGCCGCGCCTGTGCAGCCCGATCTACTCGTGGTTCGTGGATGCCGCGAAGACGGTGGGCGTCGGGCCGGAGTCGGCCACCGACGACGTCGAGTGGACCACCCCGCGCTGGGACTACGTCAACCCGCACCAGGACATCAAGGCCGAGGTCGAGGCCATCGGCGCGTGCCTGCTCACCCCGAGCGAATCCCTGCGCCAGCGCGGCTACGACCCGGCCAAGGTGTTCGCCGAGGCCGGCCGCGACTTCGCCGCC